AGTTAAAGAGTTAACTTGAGCTTTTGCATAAGGTGTTATTACACTAAATAGTCTTGACCATACCACATCTTCACCAGCTAGTAAGCCGTTTATATGAGCAGTCAAGTCTCTTCTTATACCTTCTAATGCACCAGCTACCTCAGTATCTAAGAATGTAATATCCATTATAATAAAGATATCCACACCTACTGCCTTGCTAAAGCTTACTTCATGTTGATGGCCTAATCTGTCATTAGTAGTTACTGTAGTACTTCCAAAAGTAGGACAGCCTAAACCTTTAGTATCTAATATAACTTGAGCTATCTGGTTATCTGTAACATTACCTACTTCACCTACTGTAACATGAATAGTGTTAGGTGGTGTTCCATCTGGCAATGCATCAGTAGGGTCATCATTGTTTTGTATATCAGCTTGTTCTATACCTAACTCAAACAACCTAGCTTGAATAGTTTCACTAACACTAGTAAAGTTTCTAAGCACTGTTCTATTACGTTCATTCTTATAAGCTACCTCTGTTTGAGCTAGTTTACCAGTTATACCTGTAGTTGGCTGATTAACTCCATCCCAACCTGCAACTGGTGACTTAATAGTAGTTATAGTACCAATGTCCATTACTATAGGGCCAGACACTCTAGCTACTACAACTACGGTAGTAGGTATAATAGCATCTATGATAGTAGTAAATTCATTACCTGCATCATCTGTTACTACGCTACCTTGAGGTACTACTGTATCTGCAACACCTGTCAATTCTATAGAAGCTTGACTACGAGTAGCTGCCCCTCTTGGTAAGCCAGTAATTAAACCTATATTTCTAAGTCCTGCCCCAATAGCTTGATTAGGGTCATAAGACTTGTAGACTAGAGATAGTTCGCTCCAAGCTAAGGATAACTCTAAAGACATAATATCTATCAGTTGTCCATCTGGTGAAGTAGGTGAGAAGTCAAAGCCTTCATTAAATACTTCTAGTCTAGCTCTTATGCTAGTTTGTATTTCTTCAAATGTTTTGGGTACAAACCCGTCTCTGGTTAATCCAGCCATTTATAACTCCCAAGGCACTGTCAAGTCAATGCTTCCGTATATTGTAGTTGCTGTGAAACTAAGATAAAGGACTCTCTTAGTTAATTCTAAACTAATAGAATCTAAACTAAGGACTCCCTCAGTTTCTAGTATAATTTGTTGTGCCCTAATCTCTATGTTATACAAATTAGGGTTCTTCACATAATCATCTAAGTTTATAAATCCCAAGCTAGGGTCTAATAACCATTCGCCTAATCTTGTTTTAAGTTTTGATTGAAGAGACTGTATAACATACCTACCTTTATCTACTCTAAGTATGCCACCATTCTCTCCTTTTATAATATCGCCACTCTTGCTTAAAGCTATTTGCATAATAGTTCCTATTCTGGTTTACCTGTTGGAGATACTTTACCAACTGGAGCTGTAGGCGAACCTATATGAGTATGGTCTTTCAATGACTTACCACCACCTACACAATCAGTCATGCCTGTTACAGTGCCATTACAATCTACATCACCCGACACTGTTAAGCTGCCAGACATTTCAACTAATGGAGTAGTCAAAGTTACTTTAGTACTAGCTACTACTTCTACATCTGGTGACGTTACTGTTACTTTAGTATTAGCTGTAACCGTAGCTGATTCACATACAATATTTACATCTTTGTTAGTTTCAATATTAATATCTCCACCAGCATCTAATGATATAAATTGTGTTCTATCTTCATTCCTAAGCTCTAGATTATCTGCGCTATACTCTTTTATAGTTCTTGTTAAAGGATTAAACCCTACGAAACAAAAGCCATCATCTTCACTAAACTTACGCTTTAAGTGAGGCTTAGGTATAGCAGCTAGTAGTCCAGCAGTATCATTATCTTTGTAGAACCAGTGGTCATATCCAACTTGACTGAAACATATCATACAAGTATCACCTACCTTTACAGGTGCAGTTAAAGACCATCCACCACCTTGAGGCATATGAACAGGTACTTCTTCTATTGGTTTTCTCTCTATAACTTGGTTAGTTTCTTCTGAATCTTGTGCACATCTTTCAGCGCATATTAAAACGCTTGCTGTACAAGTCTCAGGAAAGAACTCAACTATCCTAGCTGGAAACATTATAGAATACATTTCAGTATTAAACATTAGATTAAGTCTCCTAAGAAAGTAGTATTATTAGTACCACTTGTTATTTTGGTTAATGTAGTAGGAGCTACTCTCCCTATAGCACCTGAGATAGTTTCATCCCCTATACTAGCTGCTTGTCTTACAGCGTCATCAACAGTTATTAAGTCATTATCATTGAAGTCATCTTCGTCCACTAAACTAGGGTCAACAGCACCAATGGCACCAGCTACACAACAATCAACAGCAAGTCCTATAAGAAGTTCACCAAACTCACTACCACTAGTGAATCCAAAGTTATCCTCTATAGCACCATATATTGACTCAGTTAACTCTCCCATAGCTGTGTTAATAGTATCTTCTACAAGGTCATTCACTAGACCTTCTAATCCATCTACTAAACAGGCAGAAGCAGTATTTGCTCCAGCAGCTATGTCCACCCCTTCTAGTAACTCATTAGCTTCTTCTATTAATACAGAAATCATACTTAGACTATTTGCATCTGAGGCTTCTACTAGCTCTGTATCAGTAGTGTGAACAGTGTAGTTATGTTTGCCTGTAGCAGCATCAAAACTTCTGAATTCGTAAGTTACTTGTATAGGCTTGCCATTAGTAGCAAAAGTATCTATTACAAAACTTTCACCTATGTTTACATTAGCTACAGATATTTCTTGATAGTCTTGCACTACTACACTATTAGCTAATAACTTATCTATTTCTGCCTGTCTCTCTTCTGGTGAGATAGGATTAAATATTAAAGGTATAGGTGTAGTGTTGTTAGTACTTTCACTAACCTGAATCTCTTCGCCCATAATAGTAAACATCATTGCATCTGTCATGCCTTCTGCTTGCTTGGTCTTAAACCTATTAAATATAACAGGTGTGTAAACTCCCAAGTTAGTTACTACATCACAAGGTATGCTTTGTCTCATTAAAGTTCTTAAAACATCAAACATCCATCTAGCATTATTAGTACTGTATTGATGATTCTCCATAGATGTTTCTATAACTGTATTAGTTACAATGCCAGATATAGTAATTTTTCTATTCTTCTTTATTGCTGTATTGCTTACCACAAACCCTGCTTGTGTAGGATACTTAGTTATCTCAGAGGTTGTTTCATGTTCTTCTGAGATAACTGAGTGAAACCTCAATACAGATTCTTGCCCATTTACTTTAAAAGTAATTTGAGCTTTATCAGGTTTAGCCATAATTCTTCCTAATTAAACCAAGTGTTAACAGGCATGTCAGTACCTTCTGTTGGATTCGAGCCAAATACATGCGTACTCCATTCCTTGCTATAGTTAGAGCCTTTATGCTGCACTGATAGTACTTGGTATGTTGCTGCACCAGCCACCGAATCTGCTAATAACTTGCTAGCTATTTGTAGTGCTTCTTCATCTACACTAGTTCCAGCAGTAAGCAACTTAGTGATATTTACGATACTACTAGGTCTTATCTTTTCATCTAAGTTTGCATGTACTGATATAGTGGCAGGGCCAAGTTTAGGATTAGTCCTCATGTTCCTAGTATCTAATACTATTTGGTCAGGACTACTTCTAAGGTCAGTACCAGATACATTCTTTGCATCAGGCTTATATACTATTACTATATTATCACCTTCTGTGTAGAAATTAAATTGGTATTGACTAGCTAGTCTCTCAAGACAAGTTATTGCTGAGCCTGTATGTTTAGCACTATCTTTGTCAGGTACGTAATTTAAAACCTCTTCTGGAAAAGTCTTATATATTATCTTACCTGAGAAGCCTACTTCATTAAGAATACTTTCTATAGACTTCTTAACAGTGGGTGATTTTACATATATTTCTATAGGCTTTTGTAAGTACAATTTATAAAGCTTAGAATAGCAATACATAGAGAAAATAGTATCAGGTACTTTCTTCTCTTCTAATGCATTACTTATATATAACTGGTTAGCTATTACTGTAGGTTCTCTATCATGTAAGCCTGTACTTAATGTTACGTACTTCTCACCTGTAGATAAATTGCCTACAGTAGTTTCTAGTAAGTTGTACAGACTGAACTTAGCTCTAGTGAAGCCATTGATATGCCTAATGTCAAAATCAATGCGTAGGTCATCTGATTCAAATACTACCGCACCTTTCTTGTCAGTAACTTTAATATTTACGTACTGTCCAAATTTACTTAGTGCCATATTATCCTCCTGTGCCTATACCTGTTTCTTCATCTATATTTAAGTCGCCATCTACATCTACTGCTGTTCTTACTAGTTCAGGATTAACCTCAACATTAACATCAACATTAGTAGTTTTACTTTCAGCAGTTTCTATACCAACAGCTTTCATA